TGTACAAGGGTAAATCTTAGTGAGTGTGGGCTTCAGGAGTTCCATGAACATCCCGTCACCAAAGTTAGATTCAATCAACACTTGGTTAACCAAGTATTTCCTAGCTATCACACTCAAGGCTTGAAGTGTTTCACTTGAGTATCCTCCTGTGATACCACCGAAGTCTATGACATAGAGCATCCCATTCAGCATCTTCACTACTGCATAAGCAGTTTCGTCTTTACCTCGCCCACTTGGGTCTATAGCCAAGACTGACCCAGTATAACTTATGTAGTCACCCACTATTTGCATAGGAGGATAAAAGTAGTCACCCGGAAGTCCAACATTAGGAATGTCAATGATCTTATCCCTTGATCTTCCCCACACCAATTTCTCTGGAGCCTTATCATTGTCAATGTCCATAACAATGAGATCCTCAAGTTTAAGAGGGTACCTATCGGCATCAGACAACGCAGTATCTAACATAAACTGGAGTGCAAAGCCTGACCTGCCGTAGCTGAGTTCTCTTTCAGTCAGGTCTAGGTCGTCAAACCTAAGTGGATCAAGTGGTTCCCCTTCTTTCATCCCCTCTTTAATCTTCTGTTTAACAATGGGAGCAAGCCTATCAAGGTACTTATCAGGGTTCTTAGGTATCCTTGAAGGCCAGATTAAGGGTTTATATCCACGTTCAGGTAGAGTTTCATAGAGACTCATCTCTGTCTGGGGTGTACCAAGGTAGATCACTCGTCCATCGGGTTTCAGGATAGCGTCAAACTCCTTTACTGCTTCACTTATTTTATCTCGCATAGTCTGAGTCATGGAGTTATTAGGTATCTCCACATCATCAGCGATTATTATATCTGCACGGCTACCAGCAAGTTGACCTGTGATACCTGCTGACTTAACGGATGGGCTATGTGAGGCTTTAGCTGGCCCAACATCGAAGCTAATCTTGGATTGTCTCTGGGAACCTTTAGGAAAAAAGTGTTGCAGCGGGGGCATCTCTGTGATTAGACGCATGGTAAAGGTGCTGAAGTCATCAGCACGTATCTTAGAGGCTGACACAACTAGTATCTTAACTTCAGGATTCAGCAATAGCTGGTGACATGCGTATGCACTTGTGATATAGCTTTTACCTACCCCCCGGAATGCTTCTATCACTATTCTCTTTTCGTCCTCATCCTGTAGGTACTCAGCAATGTCATACTGAACAGGTGTAGGCTCTGGTAGACCCAAGTGTTCCCACACCACAAAAAGGAAGTTACGGAAGTCCTTCATCAATTCAGACTGTTGTGTGTACATTAGATTACCTCATAGAGTGCTCAGATCGCTCTGTAACGAAAGAAGATTAGCCAGGGGTACCTCTGGTACCTTTTGTATTAATTAAGTGGACTAGAGGATACTTTCTTGAGTTTTTCTTTATTTGGAAAGGGGAGGACATTAACTAGATGTCCCAAAGGAGAATCTTGCATAGCGAGTCCTTCTATTCCATTATCTTTGAGAAACTTAATAGCGTTACTCATGTCTGCACTAGATGCTACTCCACTTGCTATTCTGTCAGAGAGTTCTCGTGCCACCTGAGAATGTAGGTTCTCTAGGGTTTCCTGTGGTGCTTTCATTTTTTACCTTTAGATGCTAACCAGCTTTCATAGTGAGTCATAGGAGGGTTTCTAGGTTTAGTATTTTCAGTAGTTATTTTACCCCCTAGACCCGGATGAGATCGGACTGTGTGCTCTGACGATATTTTTTGTAACTTTTTTGTTGGAGCTTTCCATTTATCAAAAGTACCTTTAGGCCACTCTTTCATCTGATCTAATTTTCCACCTTTTGACATCCCCATAGATTTTTCCATATCTTTACGCCATTTTTTTGCATCCCATTTTACCTTAATCTTCTTTAATTTTTTAGTTTTGAATAGGTTCTTCTTACCTCCTGTAAAGCCCTTTAAGCTACCGAGTCCACCTCCTTTTGCTCCACTTTCTAGTATCTTCTGTTTATCTATAGGTTTAGCCATTTCTATTTACATTTACATGGTTTACATTTACACGGGTCACACTTACACATATTTACCTTTGTAGTCATTAATTGCTGCTTTGATTGCATCCTCTGCTAACACAGAGCAATGTATTTTAACTGGGGGTAACGAGAGTTCCTCCACTATCTGAGTATTTTTAATAGTGTGTGCTTCATCTAAGGTCTTACCTTTGACCCACTCTGTTGCTAAACTGGAAGAAGCTATCGCACTTCCACACCCGAAGGTCTTGAATTTAGCATCAACTATTTTGTCGTTCTCCACTAGTATCTGGAGTTTCATTACATCGCCACATTCAGGTGCACCCACAAGCCCAGTACCGACAGCGATACTAGAACTATCCATGCTACCAATATTCCTCGGTTTTTCATAGTGTTCAATTACTTTCTTGCTGTAAGACATTACTTTTTCTTTTGGTTCCTTTGTTTAACATAGCTCTTAACATCACCAGCATATTCTTCTACGTTGGGTTCTTTAAGTATTTTCTTAGTCTTCTTAAGTTTATTTGGATTAGTGATAGTTGTAGAGGTTTTATAGTTAGTATCTTTCTTTGTACTTCTTAAAGTTCTATTTAGTTGTCTAACTTGAACATTAGATTTTATTTGATTTATAACTTTAGCTTGTTCACCAACAGTTTTAAAAGGTGCACTAAGAGAGATTTTCTGCTCACGTGTAATGAATTTATCTGTAACCTTTTTGGAGGCTTTAGTTTGAACATACCCCGGAACCTTCTTCTGTTTTTCTATATTAGCTTTTACTTTTAATGTAGCTTTTCTTACCTCTGCTTTTGTTATAAGAGGGGGCATCTGTTTAACTTTCATTTTACTCATTATCTTAAGAAAGTCTTTACTTTTAAACAGAGTTTTCTTTCCACCTGTGAAATCCTTTAAACTACCAAGTCCACCTCCTTTCGCTCCACCTTCTAATAACTCCCTCATCTTAGGAGATTTACCTGTGAACTTTTCCATTTAATAACTCCATACCCAAGGTCTCATGTCTGAATCTATTGTATCCAGATGTATAAATCTGGACTTGTGTTCCCCTTTCTGAGAGATCCCGATTCCCTTCCAGACCTTTGATCGTATCATTGCGTAACTCAGGAGTTCCCAAGCCGCCTTACCACTACACACTATATCCACAGCTTTACCAGTAGTGTGTGGGCCGTCTTTACCTGTGGAACTAATCTTATCATTATGGGTAGGGCAGCGATAGGCCGAACTGAGAGAAATTGGTTTACCTATTGAGTCTCTTAGTCTCTGTAGGGCAACAAGTGTTTCCTTGTTGAACTCATTCTTTCCACAACAGGAGCAAGATAACTCCTTACTACTAAAGTTGGCTGATGATATACCCATTTTAAGCTGTTTTATCTCCACGAAGACGGATTGATGGTAATTTCTTTCTCTCAGGGCCACGAGGATTAGGCATTGGCATCGGACTTTTCCATCTTTTGTTTTGTTTTTCCTCTTTCTTTCTTAGTCTTGGATCTATATAGAGAGGACTCTTACGACCATCCGGCAAATGTGGTTCTGTGAATAACTTATCTACTTTATCTATCAAGGTTTCTCTATGCATTTCCTTCACTTTACCTGTACCCGGTTCAATAAACATCTTATTCACATGACTACCTTTTCTATATTCTCGTCCTTGATTTCTTAATAGCCTTCCTGCAATTCCTCTACTCTTCCACGTTGTTTGTAACCGGGTCTGGGTTCATAAGAGTCTCTCTTAGAGGGGTTACCTGTGAATCCATGTGAAATCTTCTTTGCAGTTGCCATTAGGTAAAATTCTCCTCGTTAGATTTTTTAGGATTACATTTATTTCGGAGTTCTTGAGCTAACTTACTAGATTCTGTTTGTGTCATCTTCTCCATTACTTCCGGATCATAGTTAGCTCTTATGTGATCTACATAACAGTCACATGTTGGGAAGTAAATATCCTGTCCAATACTGGGGTTTATGTTACGGAATGATACCGCACAAACTTGCCATAGTTCTCGTGTTTGTTGAGTGGAAAACTTTAGTTTTTCTTGAGCAATTATGAGTGAACTCCAAAGGAACAATATCGCTATTGTAAGTGTGTGTATTTTCATGTTTACCTCTTGTTACATATGTTTCTTATATTCTGCAAGTATTTGGTCGTCTAAGGTGTTGTCAGTAGATTTCACGAGTCTCTCTAGCAAAATCAGGATAACTCGTTTTAAAAGTTCCTCTGATAGCATACTCATGCAGAGTGCTTTCACGGTTCCTCCAATTAATGGAGCTAGTAATCCAATCATTTTTTATTCTCCCTTAGTGTTACAGTTAGTAAATCCAGACTCTTAGTATTGGCATCCAATGCTCTACTCATGTTATTAATTGCTTGGGCAGACATCTCCGCAAGTTCGAAGATCTTATTATCATTCTCCATGTCCTGATTAAGAAATTCATGTCTCTCTTTTGCAGCAGCATCAAACATGTATCTGATAAACCAGAAGGATGCACCAGCCACTACAGTAGGTACACCAATAGTTTGAACTATGGATAGCCAATCTTGTCCGTTCATATATTACTCTCTTTTACTTTTTCTTGTTCAGAATGATTAGGAAGTTTAAAATCAGGTATAAAATCCACTTCTAAACCAGATTCTAATGTTAGGTTAATTTTCATTGTAATTCCGAAGTTGTGTTCCTAATTTTCAAGGTTTTTTCTTTACCTCTGGCTTTTCTTCTTCTTCTTTCTTTTCTTTTTCTACATCAATCAACGCTTGCTTGTAACCTTCTGCTTGGTGGAGTTGTGCTTGCAGATTCGGAATCTGGTTTCTCAGGTCGTTTATGATCTTATCAACTTCTTCAATGGTCATTTATTTCGGTGAGTTATCTGATTGAAATGCTGTCCATGCTGATTTGACTTCATCTGTCCATAACTCTTCTGCTTTGTCCTTAATCTCTTGGTGTTCGTCATCTGCAAGAGTATCACCACACATTAGCACTCTGCGATGGTATCCACTTGAGTCAGTAATTTCTCTTATATTGAAATGATGAAAATCAGATACTATTTCTATTTTATCTAATGTATTTGCCATAAGTAGTTTAAATTTTAAAAATTATTTATTCCTTATCCTATTCCTCGATAAAAATAATGCCCCGCAAAAGATATACTGCCTGTACTACCAAATTGAGTACCTGTAAACGCCACTTCTGTTCCATCATCTTCTTGTTGTCTAACTGAAAAATTGGCTACATTTGTATTGAAATTCCCAATAGCTCCGACAAATTCTCCATCTACAGAAGAATTTGCCTGCAGAAAGCATGGGATAATCGGAACATCACCAGTACCCCATCCAGTTGGTGCAATAGGAAGGCTAATTGTTAAAGTACCACTGTTCATTGTTCCAGAAGAAAGTTTTAATCTGCCTTTTATATGAATAGTATTGCCAATTTTAACGTAATACCCAAACGTTCCCGAATTACCAGTGTCCATACCTAACGAAGTACCACCATCATGTAAGCCTGGTGTCCAACTCCCTTCCTCATAATCAATTTCAGTCTCTCCAATAACCCCAGACTTGCTTCCTGTTCCTCCAATTATTCCTGACATAAAAACCTCCGATTAATTATTCCACTCATGGTTTTCTCCTTACGTTGTAAATTCTTGATCTATGTAAGTACACAAAACATCCATACTATCTGTAGAAGAACTTGTATATATGACTAATTCATCCGTATCAGTTATAATGATTTTATTATCGAACACAAAGGTATCCTGATTACCCATCGGTTGTGCTCGTAAAATAAATATTG